GGAGCAATGTTAGCATTGTTAAAGAAGTATCTATCTACTTTTTCTGAACCAATACCTGTTAGTGTTTGACCATTAGTAGCATAGAAACCATCATCTGATAAGAAGTAAGCTGTGCCTGAGTATTGTGCTATAGAGTTACCTTCTATACATCCTACGTTACGAGAGATAGTGTCAAATTGAAATATAAGTGGTGTGCCTATATATGACATTCTGACAATGGCTTTTTCTAAGAATACAATACCAAACTCACCACCTACGACACCGGTTATATCGCCACCATCAGGGATAATTTGATAGTCTGATTGTGATGTTGCTGTGGTAGTCCAAGTGCTTGCATCATTGATACCTGACCATTGCACTTTACTAGGTGATGTACCTGCACCAATATTACCTGCTACTACAAAGTCACGAACTACTGTAATGTATTTAGCAATAGGTGCTTCTGAACTTACATCTGCAAAAGCTGTAGAGCTATTTACATCAAAAGACTGTATCTTTTCAGAGCCATTAGATGCAATTGCAAGACTACCAAACTGTAAGAATTGCCATCTATTTAAACCCGTATATCCACCTGCTTTAGACTCGTCTACTAAAGATAAATTATCATTGTCTACTTTAAATAGTTTAGTAGCACCACCAGCAAAGATAAATACGTCATTGTCTAGTTTAGCAGCAAAGCAATTATTCAAGTCTTCTGAAGCTGCACCTGAAAATGTTACTGCTGACTTAAACGGACCATATCCTACAGCTAAAGGAATAACGTTATTAGCTTCTGATACTGTATCTAATATACTAGGTTGGTCAGGTAACCAATCTTTAAAAGCTATGCGTTGTACTGGCATATTAAGACTTCATAATATAGCAAAGTGCATAGTATGGAGGTAAGTTAGCATTAGTGCCACTTGAACCTGTAGATGCTGTTGTTCCTGAAACTGTATGACTATGAGAACCATCAAAGTTAATAGTTCTACCAGGTCTTGATTCACCACCATCACCATCTACATCATAATTTGATTGAGAGAAAACACCAGTTGTTCCACCGTTAGTATTACCAGAAGTATATTGATTAGTAATAGTACCTGTAAGTGATGCAGTATTTGTTGTAGCACTAAGTGTATGAGTATGAGCTACTACTATAGCATCTGCGCTACCACCAGTTGCACCTACAGCATAGGTAGATGTAGCACCTACTACAAAACGGTTACGTAAGTCTGGTGTAGAATTAGAACCATCACATAATAACCATCCGCTAGGAATAGATGCTGAAGAACCTGACCATATAATAATACCACCACTAGGAAAACCACTTCCCCATGTAGGCGTATTACTACCACCTGCTGATAACAATACTTGACCAGAAGCACCTGCAGTTCCGTCTAGTCTAAAAGCACCTGTAATGTCTACTTGACCTGAAGATACTAATGTACCTGCTACTGTAAATGGGTCACCACTAGAACCTGTTTGTTGGTCTTTTAGTAATGCCATTAAGCTACGAACAGCGTTGTTTAAGTTAGCTGGTGAACAACCTTCAGCAATATTGATATTAGTTATATCTGTATTATCTGCTGCTGTTGTGCTAAATTCTGAAATTTTGGTTTTTGCCATGTTTTATCCTTGTCTAAGCCATGTATCTGATGATGGTGAAATTGTTGTCCATGTGTCTGAACTTGCTGATGATGGTGTCCATGTATCTGATGATGGTGTGACAGGTGTCCATCCTTCACCTTGTATAATACCGTTTGCTGTAACTGTGGCTATAGGGGTTATAGATGCACTTGCACCTGCTACAATACCACCTAGACAATAGACACTAGCATTAGCGACTATGTGTCCATTACCACTTACTTCGTAACCACCTAAACAAGATACAGTTGCATTTCCTGTAATACTTGCAGCGTTTGTTCTAATCACTACATAATTAAGTTCTACTGTGCCATTGGCTGTAATACTTGCTGAGCCTGCAATCTCAAACGAACCTAAAGCAGTTACAGTAGCATTACCTGTAATTGAACCTACAGCATCTCTTATGCGTAAGTAAACAGCACTTACATTAGCAGTTCCGTTTATAGAACCAGTATTTAATCTTATTCTTGTTGCATCACTTGTAACAGTAGCGTCTGCTGTAATAGCAGCACTAAATGGTTTTATCGCATTAGCATTAGCAGTAACAATTGCATTTGCATCTACTTGGGCAGAGGCTAATACTATGCCACCAATCTTGCCTAGTGTGCTAAACGAGGTTTCAGCAAATGCACTTATACCAAACATTATTCACCCCAGTTTTGTGCGTTTAATACCTCTATAAGAGCTTCTACAGTAGTTGATGCTTGTATATCAGTTTCTAATCTATTTGACTCTGTGATGATTTGTGTGCGTTTTAGAGCTATATCTGAAGGGATATCTATATTTCTTTCAGCTTTACGAATAACATACCAGTCTGTAGATGCTAATAGTTTACCTGCTGTATCTTTAACTTGAGCTACAAATTGACTTTTAAGTCCTTTAGTAACTACTTGTTCTGTAGTGTCAACCATAGACTCTGTAGCTTTGTCATAGACTTGTTTATAGAGTGGTGTTCCATCTTCTTTAGTTTCAAGTTTATCTTCAAGGGCTTTAGGGTTATTAATATTACCATCCCAATAAAACCTATCATCTGCACGAATAGGGTCAGCTACCCATGTAATGCCAATAGCTAGTTTTTGTTCTTCTGTAGAAACATTAAGCCATTGTGGTGGGTATTGTGTGCCATTAGCATCATAAAAGGATGTTCCCTCTGCTAATCTATTTCCGTTTAGTAAAAACATTTGTTACTCCTGTTATCTTGCGTTAGCGTTTTTAAATGGGTTTTCTGCAAATGCCATGTATATTAATGTGTTTCCATTTCCGTTTAAATTTGTTGAGGTTTGTCTTATTTTAAACCCGTTTGATAAAATATCTAATTTAACGTCTGCATATATTGCATCAGCACCAGAACTATTTGCAATTAAAGTATTTTCAGTTACATTATATGTATCTCTTGAAGTATCATACATTAGCCAGTTAGATGCAATAGCTGTGTTTTTTACCATTATCCATTTAGGTCTAAACCCTGTAAACATAAACGGACCATCAGCACTACCATTACCTGTGTAAGAACCAAACTTACTAAAGCCAGCTATTTCTGCCCAGCAATAGGCTACATAGGTTGCACCTGAACCATTTACACCAGTAGATGTTCCTAAAGTAATTAATGTTGAACTAGGTTCTGTATTGTTCCATCTTGTAGATGATGTAATAGCTGCAGCAGTATCAAAAGCAATACTTTTCGTTGCTCCTAAAGATGTATGGTAATGCAACCAGTCATCACCTGAGCTATTCCTGCGTTTTACTATTATCCATTTAGGTGCAACACCAAGACTATGACCAATTGTAGCACCAGCAGAGCCATTTCCAGTCCATGTTAAAACACTAAACCCAGCAGTTGCATTTACAGATACAGTACTCGTGATAGAGCCACTCGTGTTAGATGATGTTGTTCCTTGACCAGCTTGCCATTGCCAACCTACATAAGTAATACCGCTACCATTTAAGTTATCAGCGTTAGTTGTTCCTGCAACAATAGTAAAACCTGTAGATGTAGCTGCACCAATACCACCTGAACCATAAGTAGTTACATTTGCTTCTGCAACAGTTGAATTTGGAACTAAATTTAAATTTGCTCCACGAACAGAATCATAACTATAATGGTCATCTGCACTACTTCTACGTTTTACCCATACCCAGTCAGGTCTAAAACCAGCAGCATTGGTTATTGTTCTTGCACCACCTGTTCCTGTCCATAGCGTTGCATCCATTACAGTATTACCTTTTTTGATAGTGCTATCAGGTAGGTTAAATGTGTTTAGTCTTACAAAACCTGTAGGAGGTGTGTAAGCAAATGGTCTTTGACCGCAATTTAAATAACCACCATCCCCACTTGCAGAATCAGCTCTAACTGCAACAAAATATCCAGTTGCAGGAATGCTAGTAAACCCACCTGATTGTAATGTTCCGTTTTTATAAAAACTTAATGTGCCTGCACTAGCATCATACGCAATTCCAATAATATCTCCAGTAGTCCATGTAGCTGGAGTTCCAGATGAAGCAATACCAGAAATATTTCCATTAATATATGCTCCTGTGGTGCGATACAGGGCAAACTGGTCTGAAGGTATATTATTACCCATACCTATTGCTGGATTACTTGCACCTTTTATTCCTTCAACTTCGCAATACCATTTTCCAGTAGTTGGAAATTGAATAGTAGAAGTCATGTTATAAGGTGCGGCAGAACTTGTAGAAACTACTTTTAAGTTAGCTTCAGAATATGTTGCCGCAGTTCTTTCTAAAGGATTCCATGTTGCATAATTAGCCACAGTCGCACTTGTATTAGTAGGCACATCTAGCATAGCATCATAAGTTGTGCCAGCAGTTACAGATATGTTATTAGTAGTCCAGTAGTTAGCATTCCCACTAAAGTCTTTACCTAGACCTGCATTAGAACCTGATGTAGTAGCTATGTCAGAGAATTTAAGATAGAAGCCATTAGTGCCATAAGTGCCTGTGTAGGCTTTAGGTTTCCATGAACCTGTAGTTGTATCTGTTTCACCAAATGATGAAGGTGTTAGGGCTTGTCCGTCTACAAAGTTTACTTCAGCCATGTAGCCGTCAAAATAAATTGCAGAATTAGCAATTCTTCCATTATAGTGAACTACTGCACTATTAACTACCATATCCAAATTTAGAGTTGGATATGTAGCTGTGGTAAATGCCGTTACTTGAACACCATTTACATACAATTTTGCTCTATTTGCAGCAGTTGCTTGAGTTGTGTCTACCGCTAATACAATGTGATACCAAGCAGATGGGTCACGATAAACTGGAGTTGTTCGTAATTCTATAGCTAAACTTGGATTTTCACTTACAACAGATATTACTTCAGATTGAAAACGAATATTAAAATAATTAGTTCCACTTGTACCAGCACCAAATATGCCTCCGTCTGCAATAGCACCTCTTTTAACCCAGCCACTCCAAGTCCAAGTTTTTTGGTTAGTTGCACTTGGTGTTCTTGATAAAGAGGCAGATGCACTAGCTCTAAAACGAAGTGAGTTATTTATGTCATAGCCACCAGTAGAGATGGCATTACTATTGTTTAAAATAGCCATTAAGCCATTGCTCCACCAGTAGTAACATATACATTAGTGCCATTAGAAAAGTATGATAATAGATATGTACCGGCTGCTGATACTGTAGTTAAGAATGTAGTATTTACTTTAGTAGTTGCTGCTGCTGTAACTGCATGACCACCAGTATTAATTAACAGAACATAGCCTGACTGACCTGCTGTTATATTAGTAAATGTAAGAGCAAATGTGCCTGAAGGTGTGCATGAGAAGTTGTTAGTTACGTTCATATCAAATGAACCATCATTGTCTGTAGTGACTGTGCCACGTTGTGATGCTGTGAATGTAGCTGCTGTGCCTGGTGCTGCGTAATCTGTACCAGCAGAAGCCGCAGTAATTCCAGTAGAGCCATCACCTTTTTGAAGTGCTGTACTAGCTC